ATACTCACTATATGGAATAACATTCGTCCTACTCGGTTCTAATAAAAGAGAAGGACACGAACCCGAATAGTCAAGGCGAGGCATATCCTCCAAGATACCTGCTTGTGCAGTAGATGCTCCTGTTTCAATGTAGTCAGTTGCTACCAAGCCTTGCTCTAATTGAGCGTCTTGGAGGTAGATAGAGCCGCTTGTCGCTCCTGTTGTATTGGTTTCGGCAGGATATATGCGAACTTGAGAAATAGTTACATTGCTTGTGATTGACAATTTATACCATCCATTTCCTGCCGATTCAATTTTACTATCTATAGCACCACCTATTGCGCCTTTTTCACCCGTTGATAGATTAAAGAAAGCATAAGGATTACTACCGCCAATGTGTTGTATTAAAGCCCAATCCGAATCATTGGCTTTTGCATATACGCTTAATGTGTTTACTCCGCTTGATGAAACCGATTGCTCCATTCTACCATTAGCAGAAACTTTTGTGATTAACCAAGCATCATTGGTACCATCGTAACCTGCTTGACCATTAACATCAGTTGTTCCTGCATTTATCCAAGGCGAAGTATCAAACTGATTTGATTGCAGCAAGAGATTCTCTCTACCCTTCTCAATAAGACCATTAACATCTACCCTCGTAGCAGCAAGATTTGAACCCCTACTAAAAGTAAAGTTACTGCTTGTACTTGGAGTAGTCCCGTCAACACCATCGTTGTTGTCCGTAGCATCGGGATGTACTATAATATTCTCGTCAGCTAATGGCTTAACCGTATGCAGTTCCCCGTCCTTATACAAGGAAGGAACCATAATTAAACTCGCTAAATCTTTTAAGCTACTCATAATAATGCGTTAAGTTCTGTTTCTACACAATTCAATGCTTCTACTGTACCACCATCACCGCTTACTCTTGCATCGTATCTACCCGAGTATAGTCGTGCATCTGTAATGTCTGGGAATGCGTTTAACGCAGTCTGTAGGCAAGCCTTTCCTTCAAAGGTAACGCTGTTTAGTTTAGCATACTCCTCAAGGTTTGTAGTTGAGGTATTGCTCGCATCAAATAGTTCTGACTCTTCTAATTTATACCAAGCCTGTAGTCCGCTTTTTTCTGTAGTAGCTAAAGCATTGTAGCCTTTCCACATCACGGAATTAATCTCATCGCTTGAAAGTGCGCGGTTCCAAATCGCGACGTTGGCGAGGCTCCCATCATAGTAACCATAAAATGCTGAAGAGTCTTTTCGCGCGCCAATGTTTATTTTTTCAACAGAAAATTCAAGAGGAGTAGAGTAATTTGTAACGGGGACACTTGAGCCGTTTAGATAAATAGAATAAACGGCATTAGATTGAGTGATTGCAACGTGATTCCATCCCGCTGGTATAGCGTTTGAATCAGTTGTCAGCCATCCAATTCTCCAAGGAGATGGCGTTTGCGCCCCTAAAGATATTACTTCGTTAGAAAAGCTACCTGTCCAACCACCTAAAGCAACTGAAAATTCGCCTACACCAGCTTTAAAATCTAACGGATAAATTCCAGTTGTGCTTGAATTAGTATTAACATCGCGATACATCCAAAACGCAACACTTCCAAATGTTTCGTTTATTGACTTATTCACATCAATATAATCACTCGTGCCATTGAAAGCAGCAGTACCACTTACAGGAAAAGTTAATTTCGGAGGTGTTAAGAATCTATTCGCCATAACAAGTCCATCCTTTACATAGGTTAGTAATGTATTGCCCTTTGAAAGGACGGTATTTAGTAGTCCTAACATAGTTCATTACAGTGCTTTATAAGCCAATACCTTGCCCGATACACAAGATACGCTATCAAATTTACCGTAGATGATTGTACCTTCACCAATACCAAGGTTTGTTAACGCATCACCTACTTGGGTAGTAGTCGTAACGACAGCTCCCTCAATCGCTTGGATAGCTCTAAAGCTCTCACCTGCAACAGAGGCTTCTCCAACCTCTAATAAACGGAAGCCATAGTCACCCGTAGCTGACTGGTAGAAGTTCCCTTCTTTAACAATAGTTTCGTAAGCCATAATATATTATATAATTTTAATCGTGTAGTTGTAGGAAGAATACTAATCCGTCTCCCTCTATAGAATTTACAACCGAACCGCTGTAACCACCTCTAACATAAAGGTAGTTCTTCTCTGTAGAAGGAGTCGTTACCGCATCCTTCATATATCCCGTTCCGCCGCTAATTAAGTAACCCATTAATCAAAAATGGTTTGGTCGCTAAACACCGCTTTATCATTGATTGCTAAAGAAGCAATACCACTTTCAGTATTTAGTGTTATATCAACAAAAGATTTATCCGATACTCCTGTACCGCTATTAGCGTTATAGTTCATCGTTAAGCCATCCATCCATCCACTGATAGTCACAGTGTCGTTGTTATGTAAAAGAACGCAGCAGATGTCCTCTCTGCGGCTCATAAGGTCTATTTGATTTACCTTGTTATCTACAGCAGGAGTCTGAATAGTAATATCAGTAGCAACAACACCTAATCCATTAGATGTGTTCTTGTTTTCTGTGAATGTTGTAGTACCGTCCTTTGTATTGTGTTCAAAGGTTACGGTGTTTAATGTGTCTACTTGAGTTACTTGAGTCTCATCCGTGGGGCTGAAAGTAATCGTCAAGTCTTTTTGTAATAATAGGACAGCCTTCTTGATACCACCTGTAACTCGTTTGTTACAATTGATATCAATATCGCTTAATAAGATGCTACAATTGAAAGCCATATATTTTTAAATAAAAAGGGGCGAGGTTTTCGCCTCACCCCCTTGTGTTAATTTACAAGATTGCTATTAAGCAGTTGCAGTATCAAACAAAGATTCAGTGATGCTGTAAGATAATCCAGCTTCCTCACCAGTCAAGGTTACTTGGAAACGGTTCTTTTCAGCACGACCAGTTCCAGAGTTACCATCAATAGTAGAAACATATAGACCGAAATCTAAACCACAAACGTGGTGAGTTCCAGCAGCAGTCTTAACGAAAGCTACTAATTCTGGTGCGCCATTAGACATTTGGTCTAAAGCAGTGATACGAGCAGCATCCATCTTTGGAAATTCTGCCGAGATAGTTGGAACAGTAGAGAAAGTTCCATCAGCGTTAGCGGTTTTAACTTCAGAGAATACAGAGAATCCATCTTTCAAGTTGAAAGAGAATTGAACTACATCAGAAGCAGCACCAGTTGCAGCAGATACCACACGAGTAGGAGCGTCAGAAGTAAGGACAGCGATTGCAGCAGCACGTGAAGAAACGTGAAGCTCTACAATACCACCAATACCTAAATCATCACATCCGTAAGTGATATCAGCAAGAGTTACAGTACAAGCCATTTTTTATAGGGTATTAAAGGAAGGGCGCAAGGCCCTTCCATTATTATTATTATGCGAAGTTCTTAGCGTAGACAATCTCGTCACCTTTAAGGTAAGAGAAACCTAACTTGAACTGTCCCCAAATTTTATCAGAAGATAATTCAGCTTCGTACTTCATATCAATTGCGCGAACGTCATTGTACTCATCAGTCAACATTACGATGTTCTGAGCAGCAGCAATCATAAATTCGTTAGCAGGCATAGATGGGAAGTGAATAACCTCCATACCGTAGTAGTTCGGTACACCACCTTCTACAACACCTTGTGGAGTAGTAGTGTAAAGACCAGCGATAGCGATTTGGTAGTGTTGCATAGCAGCAGTTCCCAAGAAGATAGCAGGTTTGAAATCACGGTCAGCATCGCCGTAAACAGCAGCTAACATTACGTCACTCATTGTTTCGTAAGCACCCTCTAATTTGTCAAGGATGTTAGCAGAAGTCAATACAGCATCAGTATCGTAATCTAATACAGCAGCGTCAGCAGCCATTTCAGTAGTCAATGCAGTACCTGCAACAGTCAATGCTTTTTCAGCAGACAATTTTGCGAAGTAGTCAAATACCCAATCTTTAAAGTCAGCATCCATAGTTTCTGGATTGTTCTGACCTTTCTTTAAAAGAAGACCACGGTAAGAAGACTCAAGAGCGTTCTTACAGTTTAAGAAAGACCACTTGTAAGTAGTTACAGTCATTTCTTTTTCTCCGATTGTAGCAGCAGAATTGCCGTCAAAGACACAAAGGTCTGAACCGAAAGATAATGTAGCGTCAAAGATTGGTACGTTTACTTTAGCTTTAACACCGTCAACAAGGCGAAAACGGTTTAATACCGCTGCCGATTTTACCATAGTATCAATGAACAAGTCTGGACGACGGTCACCGTATGGCAAGTTTGATATTACTATACTCATTTTATTTTAATTTAAGAGGATTCGTTTAATTAATTTACAATAATTACTTGCGGTTAAAGAAGTTATTAATCATATCTACCTTCTCAGAAGTGATACCATTAAAAACTACTGTCTTGTCTTCTACTGTTTCTTCAACTTCTTCAGCCTTTTGTTCAGCAGCAAATTGCTCCTCAACTTCAGCTTCTGTAGCTTCTTCTTCAGCAGTAAATTCTTCAGAGACTTCCTCAGCAACTTCTTCAGTAGCTTCGTACTTGTCATCCTTCATTTCTTCTTTCTCTTCCTCCTCTTTGTGTTCGGGAGTATGAGCCATCTCTTCTTCTTCATCCTTGTCTTCAGTCATCTCTTCTTGAGAGTCACCCATAGACGCGATGTGCTTTTGAATCATTTCAATGGCTTCCTTCAAATCAGAAACACCAGCAAACTTATCTTCAAAAGATGTCACAGCTTCAAGGAGCGAGTTGTTCTCGTTCTCCAAAGCTTCAATTCTTGCTTCGTACTTGTTAGTCATCGTCTCAAATTGAGCCTCCAACTTACCAAGTTCTTTGCCAAAACTAAATTCGTTCATTTGTTCTTCGTTATTAATTGTTGGTTTAATATCTGCCTTAATCTCAATAGAGAAACCATTTATCTCTCCGTTTTCAATTGCAGTAAATAATTCGTCAGACTCAATCTTTGCCTTTACGAATACGGTTCCGTTTGGTAGGTTATAACCATAGTCTACAGACTTATCGTTATCACTCTCTTTAGTCCAAACTTCAAGCATCACTACATCGTCAGTATCGTTCTGATGGTTAATGCCAAATGCGTTAAATAATCCCTCTTTAGAATACTTGTACATAATCTCTTGGATTGTCTCCGCAGTGAAGCGTACATAGTAATATCCCATATCGGGTGAGAAGCGTAGTATTTCCTTGTTAGGAATCATAATAGGTCCTACAACCTCTTTCTTCTTTTCATCAGCAAACATCTGTACCTTCTCTACTTCATTGAAGTGGATGAAGTCTTCCTCAATAGCGGGCTTATCTACAAGAGAAATCTTGTACATCCCTTGAGCGATGTCTTCTAATGTTATATCAAATAATGGTAGTTTATCCATTCTTCTTTGCTTTTTTATGCCACTTTGGTAGCAGGTCATTGTCTTGCACATACTTTGGATTAGACGGTCTTCCGTTCTTAACCAAGTACATAAATGCGTTTAGTCGGGCAAGTCCCCACTGCGTTGCTGAAGTAACCTTTGGTGAGTGTCCTGTGTTAAAAGCACCCATACCACGAAGTACAACACGCTTTGCAGCTCCCATACCCACCTTCTTATCGGGGTACTTCTCATTGTAAGCATCTACTTTAGTCTTTATAGACTTAATAACTTTCGGAGATAGCTTTCCACCTTTTCCAACACCTTTAGGATTCTTGTTAGGAGTATCGCTTTTAGGTGCTTTGGGAGATTTCTTAATGCTGCCATCCTTGCCTTGTGTAGCATAATCATCTTTGACTTTACGGTCACCCCACGGGACGTTACCCACATCAACACTTGCCTTAACTGTTCCTTTTCGTATGCTTTCAGCTTTTCTAATTGCCCAGTTAACACCGCTTGTTCCTCCCCAACCAAGCCAAGCCACATAACCTCTATCTTTCCAAGGCGTGTCCTTAAACTTAGGGTCAATCGCAGCATTCTTTCTATGGCGATTAAACGCAGCCATTCTTGCAATAGTTTCATACGATAGTTTTCTTTTTGATGCTAATTGGTTTGCACGAGTCCAACCTACATTAGTCATACCTTTAACTTCCTTACCATACTTCTTTTTCCACTCAAGAACTTTCTTGGCGTTGTTAGTAGCAGATTGTGGGTAGTCGTTGTATGTAGCCATCAAATTAATTTACAATTATTGTAATATCCCTTCTATAGTAATGTAAGCGTAATCGTTATAGACATTACCGCTTGCGCTTTTCACAAGTATGTTATTTGAAGTAGCTATTGTTGCTGAAAATGTTTTTAAAAAGAAATCTAATGTAGCCAAGTCCGATGTAGGAACAACCATATCAAACTCTATGCGCGGGTTCTCGCTCTGAAGTATTTTCTCTGAAGCGGCGAATATATCATTGTAAGTATCTGTTGTGTCACCATCCTCATCTTCAAACATAAGATTCCATCCCGCCGTATTGTAAGGGAATAATCTTCCGTTGAAAGTTTGCTTTCCAAGGTCTATGTATATGCGCTCTATTTCAGTAATCATCTGACCACTTTGGTCATTACCCTTGAGCTTAATATGTGGTATCTTTAAGTTTGTATCTACGATAGGCTTATCTAAATAAGCGAACCTTAATCCCACATCTTTATTCTTCGTGAATATGTTTGGAGTAAAACCAAGTTCTTTCTCACTAAAAGCTCCGTTCTGAAAGTTTTGATTGCTATCCATATCTGAAGCATCATCGCCACAAACAGAACGATAGTATATAGAAGATTTAAGGTCAATTTTAATTTCTACTATACCCTCTGGATTTAATTCTTGAACAGTAGAACCTATTGTTACTCCATCGTTGTTTAAGTCATCAAAGTATAATCCGTAGTCCTTATTATTTATTTCAAGTAATTTTACTTTATCTCCACCATTACTTATCTTAATAGATTTTATATCATCTATAAGAGCGTTTATATTTTGACTACCAGACCTAACTACTGAAAGAGGGTCTACACGAAGGACGTGGGTAGATGCACTTGAATCAAACTCATAGAATAAACCACAGTCAAATCTTTTTAGAAGTGCTGTGAGTATTTCAGATACATTGAGAGGACAAGTTTTATTTATAGACTCACTAATTATAAACTCATCTGTGAGCTTATAAAGAAGAGTGTCTGCATTAGAGTTAAACTTAATATTCAATTCACCATAGTTCTCTATTCTTGTAATTAACTTTCTCAAGTCGTTTACCCCAAACAATGCCAAATTATATGCTGTAGCTTCAGCAGGATTGTTCCCGTGGTTAAATGCTGTAGCATAGTTTATTTGTAGCTCGCCATCAAAAGGTTCAATAAAGTAGTTCACGCCATATCTACTTCCTCCGTTTACAAAAATCTCTTGGTCTTGAGGTATGTATGCGTCAAAGTTTTCAAATAATAATGTATCATTAAATTGCGTGCCGTTTGAGAAAATAACTCCAGAGCCACTTGTTTCTCCGTCTTCACATTTGAAATAATCAAACGGTGCTTGATTACTATTCTTATTTGAATTCCCTTGTTGCACGGAAACGACATTACTCATATTAAGAATAATATCATTACCCGATGAATTTTGCATTGGTATTTTCTTCACCAAAAATCCATCTTCGTATATGCCTATGTAGGCTTTAAATCTCATATCCGATGGAGATGAAAGTATTATCCCTTGGACCAATCCATCTTCTCCAGCAACGGGTATTTCTAATTTAGGCTGTTGAATGTTAACTACCGTTTGTCCAGAATTTAACCTTATATCTGCGTTAAAAGAAACTTTAGGACAAAAGAATCCTCTGTTGCCATCACATATAAAATCATTGCTATTCGGTGGTGTTTCTACACAAGGGTAGAATCCCATACGCTTTTCTGCGCCCCAGTCTACTGTATTGTATAGTGGATTGCCCTCGCTATCTGTACCAAAGTTGCCTTGGGTTTCAGAGTTACCAAACCAATTTGTGTGAATTAACTTTGTACTGTTGTCTAATTTAACACAAGATTCCAGTGACTGATTAGTACCCGACCAAGCAGGTGCTTGTCTTACAAAGAAGTTTCTTCTGTTTATGTCTTCTTTAGCGAGGAGCTGTGATGGGATAACCATATGCAACTTCTCCGCTTCAAAATTAGCAAACGCTGGGGTACTTGCATAAGCACCTAATTCAAATAGTTTTGAATCAACACGAAGAGGGAAAGCGGTAGAGCTTATATAAGATGCTAAATAAGTTAAAAATCCTTTTACAGAGAACACAGGCATAATACCCGTTCTATCTATACCCGTTCCATACTCAAGAAACTGCCTTGCACCATAACCAAACTTACCATCTACATCGTTACAGAAGTCTATGTAAGGGAATGACATAGGACGTGTGTAGTCGGGGTTGGTATTTTTAATACCTGCCTCACCACCACTTGCGGTGTTTGCACGAAATTGGTTAAGTGTTCTTCGCTGTGTATAGTAGTTATCAGTGTATAGCTCTCCGAGTTTAGTGTCCTTTATTGCAGCGATGTACTTTGATAGGTAATCCTTTAACTCTACTTCAATATATGATTCAGAAGAATTGTATTCAAAAGATATTACATTAAGTATACCTGCTATCTCTGTAGAAGAGGACCCGTAAACTGTAATCTTAAAATAGAAATCATCTTTCGGGAATTGATTAGTAGCAGAAGTTACAGGTTCAAAATTAAACCTATTAGACGATTTGTTATTTGCTGTTAGAGGTATACGAAGCTTTGTGTAAAACGGCAGTTTTATTTTGCTGATATCCACACTATCGTAGAAATCTAAATCGTATTCTAATTGCTGTTGTGGAAACAAGTCAACATCATAGTAACTGTTTGCTATGTTGGTCCTGCTAATCTCTAACTTAAAATCCATACTATCGTGTTGCGATATTAAATTCTAATGATGACTTGAATTTGTTATTGAATACATCAAAATCATCACCTTCAAAGCCTACTCCATAAGCTACATTATCACAAGTGTCTACAAACACAACATTACTCGCTAACACAAGCTCTTTAGTTGACTTGTATTGAGTATCTGTAAAGAACTGTCTGCGCTGTAATCCTATAATAAGTTTATAATCTATTGATGAGCTATAAGACTTATATGCTTTAGAGAATAATCCTTTCTCTACTTCAGAAGATATTCTATAAGAAGAAACATCGTTATACAATATATCAGCACCTGCGTCCCAGTGATTGGATGCGTTTGAGCTAAATGAAGACGGCACATCTGAATACACTTCGTTATCAAACTGAAAGGTTCTCGTGCCAGGGTTTATACATATAGCATATACACCTTTAACATTATTGTACGGTATATATACTGCATCGTTTAATAGGAAAGTACCTGTTGATATTGTAAACTGATTCGCAGTAGTTTTTGTAGCGGAAAAGTTTGAAGTATCTAATCCGCTGTAAAATATATAGTCAGCCATAATTATATTCTGTCGTTTCTATCTCTAATTCTACGTTCTGTACTATCGGTACGCAAGTCTTTGTCTGCAACATAAGCACGAACTGGTTTGCTTACACCTATAGCTGTTGAGGTCGTAGCCTCTGCGATAGCCTTTAAGTAATCTACACTTTCATTTAATGGCGAAGACACTAATCCTCCTTCGGCAAATTTATAGCTTCCAGCTCTTGGTCTTGTCATACCACTTTTGTTTATGCGCTCAAGTAAATCTCGGTGCATAGCGGTAGCTCTTTTGTTAATAACATACTCACCACCTTCCATCTCATAACCACTTTGACCTTGCACTGAGAATGGCACACCGCCTTGGTCGTGTGATGGTCCATTGACCATACCCCCTTCAGCAAACTTCTTAGGGAAGAATTTCTTTTGACTAATAGCAGCTAACTCCGCACCATAAGCTGCTGTAGTAAGTCCTGCGGATATTGCAGACTTGATAGCAAGTTTTACAGGATTACCCTCTTTATCATAAATAATAAGGTTAGGTATAATAGAAGCTAAAGACTGAAGGTAATCTGTAGTAGCGTTTTGTCTGTCTTGTTTTTTTTCTGCTTCAAATATTTTTTTATCAATATCATTTTCCTCAGCTATCTTAGCTCTTTGAATCTCTTGTTGTTTAACCCTAAACTGAGATTCTGTTATTAATTGATTATCAAGCTGAGATTTCAATATATCGTTTTCCGTTTCATAGCGATTGCTTATAGCACTCTTCTCGGCTTCAAGTCTACCCTTAGTGTTTTCTAAAGCAACACTATTAAATTCAGCTATAGATTCGGCTGCCTTATCTAATCCCTCGGCAATTACATCTGCTAACTTAACATCTTCAAAAGCTTCTCTTAGTTTTTCAGCAAGACTCTTAGCTTGCTCTGGAGCAAGATACTTCACGAAGTCTAAACCATCTTTTCCGAATAAACCTTTAAGTGCTAATTGTATAGGCTCACCAGCCTCTTTAGGTAACTGAACACTAACTTCATCAGCAGTGTCTCTAAACGTCTTAATTAATCCCTTAACAAACTTAGAGTCAGCACCAAATCGCTTAGTTGCTTCTGCAATTATATCTTCTGCACCACCAAAGAACCCATCAAGTAAATCAACTTGAGTAGGGAATGCGCTTTCCCCAACCTCTACTCTTAAATCTCCAATTACTTTTTCGGTTTCTTTTATTCTTTCTATGTAATCAGAAAGTTCACTTTTTAATCTTTCTTGCTCTTGCTTATCAGCCTTCTTTCTTTTGTTAGCGAGTGTTTCCTCATCAACAGCAAGCTTGCCTATTTTTTCAGACTGCTCAGAAAGTAATGCTATTCTTTTTTCAAGTATTCTTGCACGCTCTTCTTCTTCTTGCGACAGCGCGCCTATCTTGCCTCTGAGCTGTTCAAGTTCATTTGCGTAAGACAAAGTATCTGCATTTAATTGAGTTTGCAACTCTTGCTTTTCCTTGTCTACATTAACACCTTCTCTTGTCAGAGATAATAAACCAGCGTATTCGTTTTTATATCTTTTTACTGTTTCATTGTTAGCCTCTTGAGATATGAACGCCTCGTCAAGCCCTTTTGATTGCTCGTATAAAAGATTTACTAATTCTCTTGTAGTTGTTAAAAGTCTTAATTGACCTCTACCCGTTTTTTCAGAAGCTATAGCAAAAGCTTCTTGTAGGTCTTTACCTTGTTTTAAATAAAACAGTAATAAGCTATAGGTTTCATCTATAGTTGACTTAGCGAAGTCTCCTTCCTCACCTACTAATCTTATAGCTTTTCCTAATGCCTCACTTTGAGTAATGGGATTGTCATCTCCTTTTGAGAAATCTCTAAAAGAATCAACAAGTTCTTCTGTTAATTCCTTTGTTTTTTCAGTCTCTTCAGATAGTATTTTGTATGCTCCCGCTAATCCAGAAGCTTCTTTATCTAATATAGCTAATACATTTATAAAGAAATTTGTCTGAGTAATTGCTTCTCCAAGATTTGTAGAAAATTTATCATAGGCCGATGAAAGCAAGTCTATTTGACCTTGCGTTGTAGACATTTGCTTTGCATTTGCAATAAATAATCTATTAGAGTCCTCAAGCTCTATTGATAAATCTTTAAATTTTTCAATGTTATTTGATAAAACAATAGCTGCTGAAGCACCTCTTTTACCGAACAAATCTGTTGCTCTTGCAACATCAAGATTTTTCTCTGCTAAATATTCTAAAAATTCAGCAAATGGG